ACGTGGAGGAGCTAATGAAGCACCCGCAGTTCCCGTACGCAGCAAGAGCAGTCCCAGTGTGGACAAAGGCAGCACTAAGAAAAGTGGCCGACCTAGAGTACGAGCTAGAAAGAAAGTGAAAAAGAAAACCAAACCATACGCACCAGTAAAAAAGAAAAAGGGTGGCAAGAAGAAAAGCCAAGGCGTTCAAGCCGCCAAAGATTAGATTGGGACGGAGGTTAACCCAATTTTTCCGCTTGTCGGGGCGCTGGATATTATTAGGTCAGCACTCATCTCGCCGATCAGAGCGTAGCTGAGGCTATCAAAGCTATGTTTATTGTCATCGTTAATGACATATTGTCCAGCAGACTTCCCTTTCCTAAGGAATTTAAGCATTTCTATTGTTCTGTTGCACTGAGCACTAACGTGTAATCTGTTCTGCATCAGCAAGTCCTTTATAAGCTTCACCCGTTGCCTGACTGATCCGCTAAACTTTGGCGCTCCTATTAGGTTTATCTTACCATCACTTGCTGCGGCTATAACCCTGTGGTCGTATGTGTTTGCAGACGCCCTGTACCGTATCATTGATGAGTTATCAGACCAATGAGTCCATCTAACCTGTCCGTCAATACATCCCTCCACTCTTTCTATTCGATCTAATGCTTCCCCCGCAAAGTCTTCCAAGCTTACGTCTGCGTGAAGGACGACTAGCTCATCAAGAACTGACCACCTTATCCCGTTAACGGTTTCTATTTTTTCAAGTATGTGGAATGCGTGGTTCCTGTCACCTAAATCCCACCCTCCTATAAGTTCCGTACATCCCTCTGACGGTAGGATCACTTCCCACTCGTCTTCTATTGGGCTATCTATGTCCCCAATAACGTGAATGTCTGGCTTGAAAACCTTACCGAAGTGGGAGTCTGTTGAGGAGGCCGTCCATTTCCCAAGAACATACCTGTCGTACATTTCTGGGTCTCCACGGAATGTGGCTATCAAGTCCTTCTTATCCCACTCGGATAAGTAGGGATTGTCATGGATCATTGCCTCTATGATAGAGAACTGGCTGGCGTACTCCGGGTCAGGGTGGTCTTCTTTGCTTGGGTCTTCATACCATAGCTTGTAAATCCAACTATTAGTTCCCTCCTCAGCAGGGTTTGTGTCCCCGATCCATTGGTGTCTGCCGTAGTCTAAGCCGGGTAGCCGAAGCTGGCCTTTACTGATGGTAAACACGCAGTTGTCTTTGAAGTTGGAAAGCTCCGAGAAGAAGATCATCGAGAACCTTGTGCCTTTAATTTTCTCCTCGATATCGTGATCGTTATCAAGGGAGTGTAGCTGTATTTCGGTTTCGTTCCCGTGGATATTGGATATCCTCATGTAGTGCATCTTGGTTACGCCGTCCACTTTGGGAGGCACAGTTAACTCAAAGCCCTCAAGGTTCTCTATCCATTCTGGAATTATGATATCAATCAGATCGCTCCATACCCCAGACTTTGCGTTTCGTATCGTCTTGCAGAATATTCCAACACGGCCACTCTTGGTTTCCCAGCAATGCCTTACCAATCTGTGCAATACTCCAATAGTCTTACTGGAGTATCGAGGCCCGCTTACAAGCAAGTACCTTTTTGTGCAGTTGAATATCTCTAATTGTTTTGGGCTTATTGATGGATACCAGTAGCCACTAGCGTCTAACGGCATATGTGTGCTAATGTAAACGAACAGAGGGCTTTATGGCAAATCTAGTTACAATAGACCTTAGCACCCCGGAAATGCGAGCCGCCTTGGCAGAGTGTGACCCCGGTGAGACGCATTCCATAACTATGGATATTACTGTTGAAGAGAAGAATGGAGCCTTGGTCGGGTTGGTTGACCCAAGCACCGTCGAGAAGTACGGGGTTGAGTACGAGGAAGAAGGTGACGAAGAGGTTGCGGCCCAGGGGGGCGACACGCCAAAGGCGGTAACGATACTCCTAAGCAAAGGTGAAGCCTAATGTTACAGTAATCGACAACCCAGATTGTACCGTTAGTTTGGATTTAGAGGTTTCTGGGTGCTCCCCTGTTAAAGGGAAAGGACTAAGGAGTTTGGTCTACCACGACAAAACCGAGAAGGTCGGCGACACTTACGTCTATCTGAAGGTGTGGAAAAAGGTGAGTCGGGCAGTGAGGAACAGGATTGTGTTACAATACTCCAAGGAGAGGCTGATCAAGAACAGCCCCAAAATAGTCTGATGATTGATTTAAATGTTTTAAACAGGCGTGGCGTAAACTCGGAGGGTCTCAAGAAGGTTTTTGATAATGAAGACCATGAAGTCCCTGAGAAGGCAGTCCCCCTCCTAAACAGGATTAGGGATAGGGTGGACGATGGGCTGCAATGGTGCATTAAAAACCACAAGGTTTACCATGCGTTGGACTTGGCTTGGGACACTCCATTCAAACAGGTAAGCCCCACGTTGGCTAACTCAATCCTTTCAAAGGACTTGGACAGCGACACGGTTATGGATGCTGTCAGGGATTGGGGGCTAACCTCCATGCTTGAGACAACTGAAGACGCTAAAGGGACACGCAAGTCCTTAAACATACCTGTGTTCTTTAATGTTTTTGTGCCGATTGTGAGGAGCTATGTCACGATCAGGTGGGCTAGGATTTACAACGATAGAAGGCAGTACCCATTGTTTAAGTACGAGATGGGTAAGCACACAACCGTCAACAAGCTGAGGGAGGAGATCATAACGGATAGGGTGCAAACGATTACGAACAGTTATGGTTACAGCGAAGTCCTAAAGCAGTCTATTTTTCAAATGCTGCATTACGGATGGTGCATGCAGTTCCCTCAGGAAGAGTGGCACTCCGAGAAACAGGTGGTCATCAACTCAGCCGGGGAAGAGGAGGAGAAGTATGTTCGTGAGGGTGTTAGGTATCACCTACCGCATCCCAGTAGAACATTCCACGACCAAGCCCATAGGCCAACCACTTTCAACACAGACTCAGGGGCTTCGTTTGCTGGCTACTGGAGGATCATGCGGTATGGCGACATACGTTCTAATTCCATGTTCTGGAACACGGATAAGATTCTGTACGGCAGAACTACCGACCTGTTAAACAACGCAAAGACTTACCTAGAGTTGGTGTCTCCGTGTACAATGGAGTTCCCGTCCTCATCTAAAGGTGCTGGGCTTTTTGACAGGGAGAAGGAACTGGACAGGTATTACAGCAAAGCTGAAGACGATAAGGCGGTTCTAATTACTGAGTATTTTGAAAAAATTGTTCCATCTGAGTATGGCCTTGGTGATTATGATCATCCTGTATGGTTTCGCTTTTGTTTGGCTAACGATAATACTGTCTTATACGCTGCTCCAGTTCCTTATTGCCCGGTTGTATACTATGCTTACGACCCGGATGAGGGGCGTTCAATGAACGCTTCGCTAAGCATGGAGATTGTCCCCTTCCAAGATCAGATAGGGAACCTTCTAACCCAGTACCTCTTGTCGGTTAAGCAGAACTTAGCAAATATTACCTTTGTTGATACAGATCAAGTCAATGGTGATGTCATTAGTAGGCTGCAAAACTGGGGGGAAAAACTATTCAGGAGCCTTAACTTTCTTCCGTTCAGTTCCCGCCAACAAAAGTTTGCCCAGACTGATGTAAGGGAAGCGTTCAACTCGGTTCGTTTTTCCACGTTGGATACGAACGGGATCGTTGGTGCGATGAGGCAGATCATAGATATGCTGGAGAGACTCCTTGTTATCTCTGCTCAGGAGATAGCACAGGTTGCGAGCCACGAACAGACTGCCGAGGAGGTCAGGACGATAGCCTCCACTACCACTACTAGGCTGGCGTTCACCGCAACAGGGGTGGATGACGCCATGAATGCGTGGAAGGAACAATTGTACAAGGCATTGATGGCGTATGGGGAGGACTCTGTTTACGCTACGATAAACTCTCAGAACACGGTTGATGCCCTTAACGAGTTAGGGTTTACCGTTACTGAAAAAGATGACGACCGATCTGGCTCAGTAAGAGTTAAGGGCCAGAAGACAGCCCTTGATCTGGAGACCATAGGCTCCTACAGGGACGCTCTTGACCGTGTGTCAGATGGCGCAATGGCAAATGCTTTATCGCAGCTTTACCAAGTGATCGTTAGCGATCCAGAGGTTCGGCAATCCATCGGACTTGAACAGGTTCTGGATGTTATCAACCAGATGGGCCACATGATGGGGCTACCCAAAGACTTTAAGTTACAGAAGGTGGCTGATGGCCAGAACCCTGAGCAGCAAGAGCAAATGGTGCAGATCGCTGAGCAGATTAAGGCCAGTATTATGGAAGAGGTAGGTGGGGCTATTGAGCCAATAGCCCAAAACACCCAGCAGAATACGGAAGCAATTTCACAAATACTGGATGCGTTGCAGCCACAGGCTCCGCAACCTCCAGCACAGGAACAGTATGATTCAAGTATCCCAGTCCCCGGTGGAGGACAGCAAGCTAATCCAAGTCCAGAGTTGGTTGAGGCAAGATGAGGCACGTTTGTTTAGGAGGTTAATTCACAACGAAATAGCCTCTCTACAAGAGGAGATTTCCCGAAATCTGGTTGAAGCCAGTCAGGATGAGCGAAAGTTAGCCCCGGCTAGGCAATCAGCGCAGAGGGTTTGGGATTTAAGGGGAATGTTAGAACTAATGGAAAAGGTTCAAGCCGGGGATTACCCGTTCGCGGATACTAAAATAGGAATTTCTGAAGAACTGTTATGGCGTCAGACTTAATAGACAAGCAAGTGGGGTTGCAACAAACCCCAAGTTATCTGTCCGTGGTATCAGCGGTACAGCAATCACAAAATCAGCTAGAGCCAAGCGGAGACCCGCTTTCGGCTATCTCTGGGAGATACGCTGACAACACCGTTCCCGCAATAAGCAGGGAAGAGGAGCCACCAACTGAAGAGGAGCCACCAACTGAAGAGGCGGCAGAAGAACAAACTCAAGAGGACGTTGCTCCAGACGGCCAGAGTGATACCGAGTCTGCTGCATCAAAGATGATGGAGCGGTTAGGGTTTAAGGATGCTGACCCGGAGCCTGAGGAGGAACCCTCTAATGAGATAGGAGTACAGGATAACGAAGAGGAGGTTGCCGAGGTTGCCGAGGTTGCTGAGGAGAAGCCGAAGAAGCCTAGAAAAAGGAAGGCAAAGAAGGATTTCAACCCTGAGGACATACGGGACATAATTAGGGAAACCGCAAGTTCTGTGGCTGATGCCGCTAACAGGACACCAGATGTCCCAGCCGTGTCCGAGCCTGATGAAGGGGGACTCGGAGAGATAGAGCGCCTCAACAAGTCAGACCTTGATGTATTTGCTGAGATGGAGGGAAACCCTCGCTACAAAGGGATACGGGATAAGTACAAGCAGTATCTTGCCAACCTAAATGAATACAAGAAACAGTGGGTTACTGATAACCCCGGTGTGCGCTTTGACGCTTCTGAGGATGAGCATGCAGATTTTGTTTCAACGAACATACCTGAGTATGATGATGTGGATTACGATGACGCCAGAATACAGTCTAAAGCTAAGCGCATTGTAGCGGAGTCTGAGCAGAGATATAAGTCTGAGTTGGATTCCCTAAGGTCTCAAGTTACCGAGACTCAGATCAAAGATCAACTGGATGCTGGAACAACTGAAAGTATTGCCACCGTGGTGAAGTCTGTTGGCGATGACTACCTTAAAGTTATTCAAGAACAAGGGGGTGATGCGTTAAAGGACTCTGATCCTATCGCTCACGATGCAATCAATTCTGTTATCGGAAGCAGCGAGAAGCATTTGTATGAGTTGGAGAAGCTCTCACACAGGGACAAGCGATTCGGCATTGATGTGAATAACCCTGTCCATAGGGAGATAGTGGATTACGCATTAGGCAAGGAGCGGGAGATAGCGGCATTGCCGTCATCACAGAAGTCGCATGACGGCAAGCAGTTTGCCACGACAGAAAGCTGGATGAACATGAACCAGCAGCAAAGAACCCAGCATTGGAGGCTTGAGCCGAGTCATGTAAAGGACATGTATGTAAACGATCTTGGCCGAACAGTGAACGATATAATCAAACAGGAAAAAGAAAAGCTGGATCGTTACTCAAAAGTTCTTAATGGGAAGAAAACTTCCCCAAGGAAGAAAGCCGCAAGCCCTGTTGCTGTTAGTAATTCCGGGGCTAAACCAACCAGCCCAAGTTTGTCTGGAGGAACCCATAACGTATCTCCATCTGGAGAGACAGGGGATGTAAATGTGGACAACCAGAAAAACATAAAGAAGTTTCTTTGGGGGTGATACACTCGGCTAACTCTTTTCAAGGGAGGAAAATAAAATGGCAACTGTAAAATATACGGCAACATCAGCCGGGAGTGCTACACCCACCCCAGCTAATCCGCATGGAGGCTTTGGTACTAACCAAGCCAACATCATGTCGGACTCAAAGTGCAACGCTAGTCCAGCTATCTGGAACAGCTACAACACTTGCGGCACGATAACTAGGTCTAACATTGGCCTTGCGACACCAGCAGACCTTGATGATATTTTCAAGGACTCTGACGGTAACTATCGTGATATGACCCACATGCTGACAACTCAAATGGAGTTGAAGACCTGTGGTCAGCGACAGTACGGAATGTACGACTGGTTGATGAGTTCAGCTAAGTCCGTTGGAAACTTGGTGAACACCAAGAAAGTCCAAGGCGGCTCCGCTGAGGTTGACCCGTTCATCCTTGCTGCACAGAAGGACATTATTAAGGACAACTACTGGAGGGTGGAGCGCATCTACACTTCTGGTGCTTCTAGCAATAAATACAAGTCCATTAACTCTAGTGATGCTTTAGCCGCAGAACACGCTGATGGTCAGTTGATTGCTACTCCCGGTGGAGATGCCCTCAACTACAACATCTTAAAACTGAGAGCGCCTAGTAATGGTAATCAGCCAATTACGGCTCAGTATTTCCCTAAAGGGTCTCATCTCTTTGTGTTTGCTAAAGACACAAGTGGTGATTCATTCCGTTTAGAGTTTGAGGTAATTCAATCTGTTGGCGGTTTGGTCGAGTCTGCCAATATTGCGTATCTTAGTGCTGACACCGAGTTCGTTGATGTTGAGGTTAAGATCATTGGCGGATATGGCGCTGGCGCTGCGGTAACATGGGATGCCGACATGGCTTCTGGTGCTTCAAAGGAGATATCTAAGGCAAACACGGCCTTGGTTGTCCAAGGGGTGAACAACATCAATGACTTTGAGAGGTGGTGCGAGAATCGCCCAGCCCTCAATACGTTGAAGCATGTACCGTTCTGGTATCAAACCAGCCGTTACACCACATGTGTTGACCAGTTCTACAAGGAGTGGTTGGAGAAGATGATGGCGACTAACACTTTCTTCCAGAAGTTCGGTGACGTTCCTCTGGCAGAGAGGAACCGCCAGCTTGGGTTGATGTTCCAGAAAGAGTGGGTTAACGCTTTCTTCTGGGGTCAGCCTATTGGAGCCAACCAGACATTAGCTGGTTACAAATCGCTGGATCAAATCCAGAGCTACCCCGGTTTGGGTGGGACAAACCCAAGTGAGCTTACCTCTGGTATGGAGCAGAAGCTCATCGGGTATCGCGCCAACTCAGTTGGTATCTATCGCCAGTTGCAAGATTGCGGTCGTGTGACTGATAAGCAGGGTGGTCAATTAACCCTTGAAACTGACCTGTTCAACAAAATCTTCGACTTGACTCGTTCCCGCAAGGATCAAGGCAAGCCAGCGGATAGTGTTGATGTGTTCACGGACACAAAGACGGCTCGTCAAATCTTCAAGGCGATGATTGCCTACTACAAGGCAGAGGGAATAACTGAAGTTACTTCAGATATAGGGTCAAGCAGCCTGTTTGGCGGGTTTTACACCCAGTCCTACATGCTTCATAACCCCGCTGGTGTTCAGATGAACATCATCACGAACGAGTTCTTCGATGATATGGTCACTACGGCTTCTCTCGTCGATGGAGTTCATAGTGGTGTTGCCGCCAAGAAAGGTTCTCAAGGCCGCTTCTTGATGATCCTCGACTTGGGTGGTGGTATCTATCCGGGCATCCTTGCTTCCAACCGAAAGGTTCACACCACCGGGAACTTGGATGACTTGGCTAAGGTCAACTCTGATTACGCTTGCGTGATGGAGAACCCAACCAGAGAGATCACTCTGAACTCTCAGACTTGGACGGCCATTGTGGAGTGTCCTAGCGATAACTTAATTATCGAAAACTTCGATAACCAAGTGCCGCTTCACGGGAACTAATTAACCGCCCAGCATAACTGGGCCAGATATTCAAGGGGGCAGTTGTCAAGACTGCCCCCTTTTTTGCTATACTGTGTTCGCTATGGCTGGCAACTCAGTGAAATATTGGAGCAAGTCAAATGTGTCAAACCCTGTTCCATCAGAGGATGGTAATGGTTTCGTACCGTTTGAGGAATTAGGCCAAACCGGGACTGGGTTTCTCAGTTCAAGTGACGCCGCGATGAATGGCTACCTTGAGTCTATTCTTGGAACTTATGGTATACGGGCTTTGTCTAAAAGCGAATATGAGGATTCAAAAAAAAAGACGCTCTCAACAGGATCAAGGCGAACATGGCGAGAGGAAATTGGGGGAGTCAACAAGGTACAAGACTCGGTAACTCCCCCCGCCCCGCCTACCCCAGAACCAAAGGCTGTAACTGCGGCTAACCCAAAGGAAACTGTGTTCTCAAAGACAGAGGGCGAGAAGGCATTACCCAAAGATTACAAGCCGAAGTCTGGAAAGAGACAGAATAAATGAAATACAGGAAATTAGTTGAAGAACTGCAAAGTGACATTTGGCCTGAGGGGCTACCAGAAAACATATCTGGCCCTGCGCTGAAGAACATAACCGCTGGATTGGTTCATATTCAGAGGTATGTTCCTTGCTTCCAGACCAAGAACATAAGTCGCTACCCGCAGTGCTCAACTTATTTCCAAGCGGGTAAGACGGTTGTTGATGCGCCGAAAGGAAGGATCAGTAAAGTATACACCATCCAAGCAGGGGACGAGGATTACCCAGCCCTGTTCAGGCAGACCACAAAGGCTGATGTAGACTGCCATTCCTTGAGCTATCTAAAGACGGTGTTCCCCCCTGAGAACAGCGGCTTTGAGGCTTTGCCGTTGGGGTTCAAATACCCTGAGAGTACAAGCGATTACAAGGCAGTTGTGTCAGGCGCTGTATCCACGCAGGGAGTGTCGAAGCACTACCGTGCCGTTACGGGCAGATGGGCCTTAGACAAAGGGAAGCTGTGGGTGTCACCTTGGCTAAACTCTAACGAGGTACTGGTAGCGGAGTGGGAGGGGTTACAGCAGTCATACGGAGATGAGGATATTGTCCCAGATGACGCCGACTTTATTCGCGCATTAAAGCTGTATGTCCACAAGGAATACTGTAGGGATTTTGATAACGACTACGAAAAGTACAGGTTCCTGTCCCTTGAGTTTAACGATGCTGTAGGGGATTTGATCTATGAGTGCAGTAAGCAGAACGAACTAAAGCAGTATGTTAACTGCCAAGAGTCGTTTGATATCCTCGCCGCTAGGAGAAACGCCAAAGCTAGTGAGGAAACTGTAGAGGCTGCTGCTGAGGCGACATCACTTGTGTTCGCTCAGATAGGTGACTACGGGGCTTCGGCGGGTGCTGGCGATTATGACGGAACCAATGCGGGTGCTGTTGCAACACTCGTAAAAGGATGGAGTCCGTCATTCATAGTAACAACTGGTGACAACAGTTATGATACGGACGGTAGCGACAGCGATGCCGGGGAGAATTACTACGATGTCAACATTGGACAGCACTACAGTGACTACATTTTCCCGTTCGGCACAAGCCAGTCTGCGACCTACACATCCACTGCCAAGGAAAACAAGTTCTTCCCGGCGGTTGGCAACCACGATTACCAAGGAGACCCAGCCACAAGTTTAAGTAATTATTTAAGTTACTTCACCCTTCCGGGTAATGAGAGGTTCTATGATTTCAAGAAAGGCGGGATACATTTCTTTTGTGTTAACAGCGGGATCAATACTGCTGGAACAGCGGTTGAGCCAGAGGTTCTTGCTGGCTCACAAAACACATCTCCACACAGGGGGGACACATCAGCACAAGCCGACTGGCTTGCTAGTGGGCTGAATGATTCTGACTGCCATTGGAAAGTGGTTTACTTTCATCACCCTCCTCACTCGTCAGATGAAAACGCATCCAGCAATTCTGGCACACCAGAAATGAGGTGGCCGTTCAAGGACTGGGGTGCTGATATTGTTCTTTCTGGTCACGCTCACAGCTATGAAAGGTTAAAGGGTTCTGGGGACTTTCCTTATATTGTGAACGGCGCAGGGGGCGCTCCCTTGCGTGATTGGCACTCAAGTTCGCTGGCCTCTGGCATTACAAGCGTCAAGAAGTACAACGCGCTACACGGTGCATTAAAGGGAACGATGTCTGATGACACGCTGAAGTTTGAGTTCATATCAAAAGACGGAACGGTTCAAGACACACTTACATTAACCAAGGCAGCTAACGCCGCATCAGCTACATACTCGTAATGGATTTCAGTAAAGTTAAAACAGAGGGGTGCTTAAATAAGAAAACAGAATCCACTTCCGTGGTTTCCGAGAACTACAAGCCAGCGACAACAGATGACGCAAGGTGTTCAGACCCTGAGTTTGCGGCTCTTAACCCAACACTTTGCAGTATAGTCCCAGCGATAGAAAAGCTCGTCATAAAACCAGAGACTGACGCACAAGTCGAAGAAGGCAAATCGATCCGTTTCACGGCTAGGTTAGTGTTTAAGTTTGGAGACACCACTAAAGAAAAAGATGTCACTGATTTAGTGGATTGGTCTTCGTCTGATGAAGCTGTTCTAAGCTCTAAAGGCAATGGTCTCTTTAAAGCTGCTTATGTAGATGCAAACTCTACTGAGGCAGTGTTCGCTTCCTATAGTGTTTGGGATTGGGAGACTTCAGACGATGCAGTCAGAGAGCTAGACAGACTGAACGCCTCTGCCCCAGTTACAATTGTGGACGAGTGTAAGCGGGTGGGTAGTGATATTGTTCTGGTGATGGACAGGAGCGGCTCAATGCTGCAAGAGGATGACGCTGGCGCTGTGAGGATCGATGCTGCCAAAGAGGCATCAAGGGCGCTTGTTAGATCAGCCAATATGCCAGACACAAAACAGGAGGGGGACACTACGCTGTACCCCTTTGAGTTTGATCGTGTTGCGGTTATCTCGTATGCGGGAAGCAAGAATCACGGGCCTAATGTTTACACACACGTTGACCTAACCCCAACTGAAGAGTCAGCTATAAGCGGGGTTAACGACATAGAGGTTTCTGAAGAGTGCGGAGGCAAGAGTGCAAGCCTTAGTACATGTGCCACAGGGATAGGTGGTGGGCTAGAATCTGCCTACGAACTCCTTAAAGAAAAAGCGCGAGGAGGGAAGAGGCGTGTAATAGTTGTAATGACGGACGGGGTTGAGAATGTTTGTGACCCAGCACCAGAGACCGTTGCCGCAACGATCAAGGCTAATGTTGCTAAGACTGTATCTGGCATTACAGAGTCAGGCGGGACAGCCACGGCAACAACTTCTGCTAATCATGGGTTTACAAGCGGCGATTTAATAACCATTAACGGAGCTACTGGTTCTAATGCAGCAAAGTATAATAGCGTCCATACGGTTACGGTAACGGGAGTCACCACGTTTACGTTTGCGGTAACAAGTGGAACTGGCGCTGCTGCCGGGACAATCAAGGCAGAGAATCGAGCAGCAGGGACAATCATTGTTGTTGTCGGATTTAATATTCTTGGAACCAAGCAGATTTATGATTGTTCTAACACTTCAAGTAAATCTATAGATGCTTATCTGGGTACGGACATAGCTAGTTGCAATCTGTACTATAAGGCAGATGACGTTGGGGAGCTTGTTAATGTGTTTAGCAAGATACACAAAATAATTTGCGACAACAACGCTACTGGTTCTCCGTGTGAATATATCGCAGCGCCAACTGCTACACCAACCGTTAACCCGTGCCTACAGGACAGGTACAACTACCACGGCTTTAACAACTGGGACGTTTTTAAAGGCAGAGTTGATTTAATGGGTAACGATATATGGGACTCATTGCAGCCGGGTAACGGGCAGTACGTTGGGTTAATTGGTATGCGCGGCGATCTGCCTGTCTCCAAAGGTCTGGCGGTTCCTGTAGCTGAAACAAATTGCCAGCGTTACTATGCTCCTTTTGATGAATACTTCGGGGGGATACAGACATCAAAGCAATACCAGCTAGAGCCGGGGAGCTACAGGCTAACCGTTCATTTAGCGGGGAATCTGGAGGTTACGTTTCCAGATTTGGGTGACGATTTAAACAGTTCTGTCAGGGTGTCAGTCGGCGGCAAAGTAGCTGGCAATCTAGTCCGTGGCATTTTTGCCAATGATGTTGACGTAAGCGGTACAGTTTCGTGGGGGTTTAAAAACGGGAAGCCGAGGCTTTGCACAAGAAAGCTTGAGGGCGGTTATCAACAGGTATTTACGGTAGACCCTTCAAGCGGGTTCTCGGCTCGCTTCATGGACTTCAACACGACAGGAGAAGATGTCCACATAAGGATTGAGCAGTACCCGAAGGGGTGGGACACCAATCCGTTCAAGCATACGCTAGATCCTAAGTTGTTTGAGGGTTATTGTTCAGACTATGTTAACCCTATAACAGTACAGGACTACTCAGGGTATCAAACAACGCAAGGGCATCTGGTTCCATTTGAGCAACTCGAAAACAAGAGGTACGAAACAAGCGGGGGCGACGAGTTTGTTGGGCCGAAAACATACGGGGTCTTGGTGGGTAGTGTTCTGCTTGAGAGGATTGGGGTAGGGGGATCGAAGACTGAAATATTTAGTGAGGACTTTAACAGCGAGGATGTTTGCGCCTGATGCTTTCACTAGAGGAAATAAGAAGTCTTGAGTTAAAGAAAGGCACACCTTCTGGCCCGGACAGTTTTTGTACAATCATCGATGTTAACGGGCTGTGGGAGGGGATGTTCTCCCTGTATTCTATAAGGCTATTTCACGATCAGCCGATCTATGTAATCTGCGATGACGAGACAGAGGCAATGATAACCCGTTTTGGGTTTAAGGATGTTTACTGTAGGTCGAATGTTAACGACGAATCGAATAGAAAAATATCCAAGGGGATGTTTAACGGCGGGGCAGACAGTTACAAAAAGGAGTGGCATTATTTCCACCCTATTGAATTGATGTTCCGAAAACCAGATGCGGTTGATTTTGCGTTATCGGATCACAACAGCACGTTAATGGTTGATGGTGACATTTACTATGTAAGGCCCATAGACGTTAAGATAGATTCCGAAGTGGCCCTGTACCCGCAATGCGCTAACTACTTCCTTAAAACTAATGACGAGTGGAGACAGAAGATGGAAGAGAGGTACGGCGTCTATACTGGCTCAATGGTTTACACTTCTCGTAAAGACTTTTCCGATTGGTGGAGAGAGGAGACAATTAAAAGCAGTGTCTACTACGAACAGGAGTGCTTGTCTCGCGCAAGCGATGCTTACGATGTTAAGCACTTCCCAAGCACGGAACAAATACAGTCTTATCACTTCCAAGGTTACGGCGATATGTCCGGGTTCCTAGATGTTCCCTGTGACAGGGTGCTGGAGCATACAGGTTGGAAGCTGGATAACGGGTTACACACCGATTTCGGTGAGATAACTTCATTCCACTTCCACCTTGATCTTGGCGGGGTTAAAGCAAGGGGGCAGCAAATAGACTACAACGCAAAGATTCTGGGGAGGATATTTCTAACCATGCTCAGCCAGTCCGAGAACGATAAGCACCAAGAGATGATTAGGTTTTACGCAAACAATATAAGGCGATGGATAAAGCCAAACCCTGTAGAAGACGAAAGGATTGCTGCAAATGCCTAACCTAATCAAGCCATCACAGTTAAAGGAAAACATTCCTGAGGAAACAGATACGGTAGCTAAGGCGTTACTGAAGTATCTGAAGTTCACGATCACGTTTTGGCGTTGGTTTAAGGGCGTTGTTAAATCAGATGGTCAGTTAACTGATGATTTCAAGCAGCAGTTGTGCGGCCTTGGGTGCGGAGGGAAACCAGTTGTTCCTGACGAGGATGAAGTTCCCCCGGATGACACCAACCCAGATGACAATGATAAGCCTCCAGTAACCAAGCCGCCTGTGCAGCCGGGAAGTAATTGCTGTAAGGCGGTAATAGGGAAAGGTAATGATTCCTTCACTTGGTGGAACGTCAAAGGAGCTAGGAATGATAAAGCATACATTGACTTAAAGTGCTCCGATGGGATCAGATATGCCGTGGTAAAAAATCATGGGCATGATGTATCTTTTCATTCTAACAAAGAGTTCTCGGAAGTGTTTGAGTCAATGCCGGGAATTATGAGCGGAGGTGGTAAAATTGATGGAAATCCCCCGGTTACGCTCCCCGATACTTCTCCATCGCCACCGCTTGGTGGCATTAGCACAAGTCCGGGTGACGGACTTTTGTGGAACACTTGGCCGCATCTTGAGATATTGATATGGGGGTACACCCCTAAGCTTACAGACAACAAAGGTTACTCCAATCACCACCTAGTCGGAAACATTGTGTTAAACGGCAAGAGAGAGGAGCCGTTCCTTATGAAGAACAATGGTTTCTGGATGTCCAGAATCGTACTTGTAGACCTGAGGAATGTTTTAGATAGGGACGGGAGTAGTTTTGATGCTGATTACTTCACATCAAACATAAGCCTTAGGCTTGATATAACCACCACGGGGGGCGAGAAGGTTTATGACACGAAAGGAAACATGTCAATTGACCTAAACCATGATAGGCATTTCCCAGAGTCAGTTAAGTCAGGGGAAAGGTTGGTCAACCAAAACATCCTTACTAAAATAGCTGGAATAAGAATGACCGTTTTTAACGCATCCACAGCAGCACATCTTTTGCATGCCCCTTGGGGTGAGGGTAATTCGACGCCCTTGCCATACGAGGTGTCCCTGTCCCGTGACTATAACTGGGTTAACGCTTTAACATTATTTGAAGAACGGTGGTTGGATGAGCCTGAGAGGTGCATGTGGTATAACAAGGCTGATACTAAATGGAAACCCGAAAGGCATCTGCACTTTTTGTGGAGAGACCACAGTAGCCCGCCAGAGCAGCCGTTTTTAAATCCGTCTGCCATACAGACATGGTACGAAACCACGGGCAACCCCAGAGGTAATTTATTTTATGACAACTACACAACTAAGTAGAAACAAGGAAAAGAAATGCCAAGCCCAATAACTCCGAATAATTTAAAAGACAAGCTGCCGAGCATGGATGCCCCATCCGTGTGCGACAGGCTGAAGAAAGTGTTAGTTGATTTTCCAAAGTATGTTTATGAATTTGTAGCGTACATCTGGGACGAGGACGGAAATCTGACTGAGAGTTTCAAGAGTGATGTTTGTGCCATTGACTGTGAATCAATAACCGTAGAGGTAGACCCGCCGCCAATTAGTGGCCCCGGTGGGAACTTAAAGAGGCCCATATTGAAAACTATTGCCGGGCTAAGGCATGATGGCGGCATCCCTCTTGTATGGAACAGTGTGGCTGGGGCTACGCATTATGACATTTATAAATATAAGCCTACGAACAGTAAGCCTACCCTAACCGATGCGGAGGTTAAGACTTTAGCAACTAGGTTAAGGAGAGACTTAGACCCATCCTCTGGCGGGATTCAAAGGGGTCAGGACAGAGAGGGAACCACTAGCGATGGTTATCTGTATTATAGAAAAGCTGATAACACTTGCTTGTATGTAGATATTGACGGTGGCCCAGCGTATGACGGTAAAGGCGGGGTTAATTGGAATGGAAGTGTTGTGGACGGTCAAACTCTCTACCACTACTGGGTAGTGCCAAGGAACCTAGACAACAGCATAACCGTAACTGGGCCTTTGAGTAATTACGTCAAAGCTTTCTCAAAATATGTTACTGATTTTAGCGCCTCTGGCTCAGAGGCTAAATTATTGTGGTCGGGAAACGAGGAGACTGTTCCTACAGGGAAGACCCAGATGCGGGTTATCCTTCGTGGCGGTGGCGGGGCTGGTGCTGCTGGTGGCGACTGGGTGACTCAGGCTTATAACGCTCCATACATAAAAAACATAACCGACAACGGGACTAAGATAGTTTTTGAAACCTACACTGATCACGGTTTCAATAGAGGTGATGTAATTAAACTTACTGAATCAGATTCTGGCGCTGGGTGGGACGGCAACTATACGGTTAGTTATTTTGAAAACAGTAGGACGTTCTGGGTTCAAGGGGACGATTACGTTTCCCACTCCAGCACTCCCGCTAGAAGCACCTATACGCCGACAGGGGAGTCTCTTGCTGCGTTTGGTAAAATGCACAGAGAGTTAGATGAGGTTGCTTTGGACATTCCCGGCGGGGCTGGAGGGGGAGGGGCGCTATTGGCTGCATCTTTTGACATACTGAACGCAAGTGTAGATTCAACTAATGGCATATCTAAGGTCAGGTGCAGAACTATTGATAACTCTAATGCTGTGGTTGACTACTCGGCTCGCGGTCAGACTACGGACACCATGTCTGCGTACCACGAAGACCCAGTGGTTCCTTGGAATAGGGGAGGGGAAGGGCGTGAGTCTTCCACTGTCGGGCCTAAGTGTGGTGAGCCACACGCAACAGATTCAAACGCATCTAACAACGGTTCTGGGAACGGATACGTCACCGTACTGGAGGTTTACAATGCAGACAACAGTGGGCAGTGGCTTGAGGTTGCTAGAGTCTCTAACGGTAAGGGCGGCGGTTACTCCGATGTAACAGGGGAGTTTACTGGGCGGGGCGGTGACGGTGGAGGGAAGCTTGGGGCAGCAGCCACAACTAACAGATCAAACGGTGGGACAGGTATCTGCACGTTAAACACAAGCGCAAAGCTTGGGACTGGAAGTGGCATAGGGAAGCTTGAGTATGCTGGACAGGCCGGGGGTGACAGTAGTGCTGGAATTAAGGGGACGCTTAGAGGGGGACACCCTGCATCTGGGGGTTATGTCTGGGATTCGGCTAGGCCATCACACAATACAAGTGGCCACATCGATAATAAACTCATTTTTACTAGGCCGTCTAATGGGTTTGACCTTGGCGCTCCGGGGAGTGGCGGGTCAGGGTCTCTTGGGGTTACAGACAAGAGTAGTGCGCCAAGGGCTGCTGGCGGTCATGCTTTTGCTGGTTGCGCTTGGGTCACATACTCGGCCACCACCCACAATGACTACTGATAACTGGGCCAGATATTATGCACGTTTCACCAAGAGCAAAACTTTACGAAGTAAGACCGCTGACTGGGCCGTTAGACCCTCAAACCTCCCCGGACAGCGTTGTTGCTGGAGCGCATAGGTGGGTTCAGAACTTTAGGGTAAACGCCGCTGGGACGCTTGAGAGGTCTAAGGGTTGGACTAAACTTTTTCCCGCTGCCGGGGTTAACACAGACCTAAGGGATCAGTTACTCGACAAGTCTTCAAATTCCTCAGCCGCTGAAGAAGAGATTACATTGGTCGAGCAAGTTAAAACCACAGAGGGGATTGGGAAGCTTGTTGCTGGTACTAAGTCTCGGTTGTATTCGTACAACCCAAAAACAAAAAACTGGAAACTAATTGGCGACGAGCTAAGCGGGTCTGGTAGGTGGAAGGTTGCGTATCTTGGCGACGATTGTGTTTTCGTGAACGATTCTGCCAAGCCACTTCATTGGAAGATAGACCAGCCAGTCGAGGGGATTAGTTCAAGTAATGTTAACTCGGTTAAGGAGATCGAGGGGTTCTCTGCTATCGGGCTAAACAGGATCAAGCACGTTAAAGAATGGAGAGGGCTAATGTTCTATGGGAATGTCCACGAACATAACGAGTGGATACCTGACAGGCTTGTGTGGAGTGACTTCAAAAACCCATTAAGGATTGAGTCTGAGGTAGAGGATTCACTCGCAGGGTATCAAGACCTTGGACACGGCGAGAACATTACAGGGATGGAGCCTTTAGCTAACTCACTTCTCGTCTATACTGAAAGAGGGGTGTGGCAATTCGATGTAGCTGGTGGTACTGGCACAGATGTTCTCTCGTTCAAGAAAAGGTACACAGCGGAAGATGGTGGAAACTCCTTACCGTTCTACAAGAACACGCTCGTCTCTGCTGGGGACAATCATTTCTACTTGGGCAGAGACGGGGTGTATTACTACAACGCCTACAGGGCAAAGCCAGATAAGCCAGAGTGGTTGCATGTGGCGAGCAGTGTTATCACCGGGGACATAAACAGCGACTTATGTGACTTGCCAGTTGCCTCGTACAACTCACTGACCGATGAGGTCTGGATTAGCTGGCCTCAAAAAGGATCAACTAAAAACTCCAAAACAATAATAATAAACATTAAGCACCAGCATGTTTCGTACATGGATGCTGGCTTCCATGACTTTGTTACTCACACATCAAAGTCCTACACAAGTATAGGGGACTTTCTTACGAGTAACTGCATGTGTACTGAAGCTAAAATTGCGAGCTTTAGGGAAACCCCGGAAGGGCCAAGTAATTGTGATGGATCGGACAGCTTCAGTAGTACGTTGTGTTCCCCGGCAATTGACAGTATATACTCAACAACATCAAATGATTATAACGCTCCTTATGATTCAGATTCTATCACAGCAGAAAACTTTCTTGGTGGTGAATCATCTGGAAGCCTTTACACAAAGCTTGGAAGTAAAAAGTTTGCTGATTTGTGCAATGATACTTGCGATGAGGAGTCGGTTTTCGTGATGGCGTACACTACAGATAACTGTTTAAAGGCTGATGGCGGTAGCTTCACAAGGACTAGGTGCTTAACAAAAACAGGGTGCGGGATTTACAAGGAAGATGACTTTAGGTCTCTGCTTAGAAGCCCAGCCTTGAGGCTGAACAGCCCTCAGCATGAGAAACTATTAAGATCGTTTGTCGCTGAGTTTGAGCATGAGTCAAGTGCGGGTTCTATTGACCTAATGCTAGGGCAGTCTGCTCAAGCTGTTGACTCAAACACAAAGACACAAGGCTGCGGTTTAGTTTGGGGTGATCCAGTTGCCAAGCCTATAAAATGTGTTACTGATAAGGGAAGCAATGAGCACAAGGAATCTGGGACAAGAGCGAATGAAGAACTCAACTGGCCTTGCTACACCAGAGGTAGAAACATTTACTATCAGATAGCAGTATATGGTACTGATGGTCAGTTTGAGTTAAGCGCCGTTAGGCTTTATGCCGAGACTAAGAAATCTTAACGCTGAAGACAGCGAAACGATACGGTCTCTTATAGGAGAGGCGGGGAGCAGGGCGTTAACGGACGATGAAGTCTTTCGCCTCTGGTTCCTTTCTAATCCATCGACAGACTACAAGCTGGCGCAGCTAAATACAGATGGCCCGGACGACATGTATTTGGACTTGTGGACTGGAGGGGTTTACAAGGTTCTCGATGACGGTTCGCGTGGCTACGTCACCTTTTTGAATGAGCCAGTAAGTAAGTTCCTTGGGGTGTCCTCTGGCTCAAGCAAAAACAGGGGCGGTGGAGTCTTCGCTAAGTTCGCCCCAGTTAAATCAGTGAGGTTGAACAACCCGTTACCTCCTTTCCCTAAAGTACCACGGGGGGTGGTTGTGAAATTTCCAGAACTTTTAAAGGACTGGGACAAATGGGAGCGTGAGGTAGAGGAGTGGCTTAGGTCAGTCCAAGACCAGCTAAGCTAATGCCCAAGGAAAGCCATTTTACTTATGCGTTAGGTCATCCCGGTCATATATCTCAGCACATATTTAGCAGGGCGGTGGCAGAGAACTCAATGAATCTTTATACTGCCGCATTCTGGGCAGATGAGTGGAGTGAGCCTGAGCTTGAGCTACTAAAGAGGCTGGACGATTTTGGGGGCTGGCATGCAAGCCTTCCTTTTGGGGAGGTTGAAACAGGGGAGGGCGAGTCGGAGGCGTACAGCGCCCACAGGAAGAGGTACGGCCTAGACCATTTCAGTAGTTTTGGGTCGAGCATAAAGCATTCGTATGTGGATGATTTATCAACTTGGAGTTGGGTAGTTATTACTATCCTGACCTTTGCCACAAGGAGAAAGTTGAATCCGTTTGAGGTTCATTTCCTGTTGTCTTGGCTAGATCAATTTGAGGATAACTTATTACTCCCAGAGTACAAGACATCTCCATCCCCGTATGTTGTTTATGAGGACATCCTAGATGAGCCTGTTAGGTCTTCAGAATTTACGGGAACTATTGGCCAGCACGGCGGCGGCACATACACCCCGCCGGGGCCGGGGGCTAGGTATGTTTATGCTGGGTTTACCCCAGAGATTGGAGGTGGCGGTGCGACAGGGGTGGATGTGAACATAGACGCCGATGTAGCGATCCCTGTTTTCGAGTTCTTTCCTAAGTGGGGCAAGGATATTGTGAAGAGGTTCCACAGGTCTGATGACCCCGATATGAATAAATACGGCAAGGAACTGGATGACTGGATTGTTTCTATGGAAAATACCATCAAGGGCGGTTAGCTAGTCAGTATATCCTTGTGCTAAAATTCGGGCGTTATGCCTGTATTTGACAGACTCGATAAGCGGCAGCCAACAAGCTATACTACCTTGCCAGCAGGATTTTATAAGGATCACCCCGTGGCCACTAG